AGTATATCCAAATATAATTTTACACCCTTGAAACTTTAAAATGAGACAATTATATTACCACCACATAAATAATTAAATTATATAATTATAAATAAATTATATAATCATATATAACATATGATTATATATATATATGAAAAAATTATTAATTAAAAATTTTTATTCTTACCACTATGAGATAATTGAATCAGTAATAGTAAAATATCATGAAATTCTAAATATTGATAGTGACGAAGTAGTGGATATATATTTACTTATAAATAATAACAAGAGTTTTAAAAATTATATTACTAATAAGTATCCTCAAATAAGATTTAAGGATATTAAAGATTATGATTATTATATAAATTGCACAATTTATAATAGAGATTTTGATAAGTTAGATAATAACAACAAATCTGTAAAAAGGTATATTTCACATGAAATAACAAAAAGGTTAAAAACTAATCCTAATGTATATTTTCTAACACCATTATCCAAAAATAATTATATATATGCGGATGTATTACCTTATTCAAAGGATAAAAAAATATCAAGTATTCCTATTTATGTAATACAAGGAGATCCACGAAGAAGATATTTAAACTTGTTAAATAAAATTTTAGACCAATCGTATGAATATGATTTTATTATTAAATTTATATGCAAACATCCTTTTCCAAAGGGATTAAATAAACACAAAAATAAAATAGTATTTAAAAGAAATTTAAATTTTATTGATTTCCATAAGGAATTTTTAGATGCGTATTGTATATTACCTTTAATTTCCAAAAAAACACAATCACACTATTACAATTCCAAATTGACATCAAGTATAAATTATGCCAGGGGATACAAATTAAAGTGTATAATAGACAAGGATTTACAAGAAATTTATAAATTAGATAATGTTGAAGTTTATAGTGATATAAACGATATTGTAAGTTGTTTTATTAAAACATTAAAAAACTTTTATAAAAAATAGTACAAACTTAATAAGGTCGGCGTTTTAAATGTTCAAAGGTGTAATATATAGTCACTGACGAGTTTAATTGGGGATTCCTGTAAAATTTATAAAAAAGAGATTTACAGAAGAACAAATTAATAAGTTACTGAAAATTAAATGGTTAGACATGGATGATGAAAAAATGAATAAATTTACGCCGTTATTATGTAACCCCGATATTGACAAGTTTATAAACGATATTCTTTAAATTACTCAGTATTTTTTCTATAATTATTATCAATTATATATATAACATGTTTATTGATTTGAAACTTAAAAATTTGGAAGATGAATACAAAAATACCATCAAGGATTGTCTAAAAGTGGTAACCGTATTAGTGGTAATTAATATATTTATGTATATTGCTAATCCAACTGCCCACGTATTATTGGGGGGGAATTACTTAGAGTTTATTGTATATATAATTTTAGGATTGCTTACATATAGTTTAGTAATATCTAAAATTATTAAATTTGATTAAAATATTTTATTAAATATAGTAGTATTATTATTTAATAAAATGAATGAAAAGATAATTATAGAATATAAAAACAAAAGTTATATTGTTATTAAAAAAAATTTGGAATCATATGATCAATTTTATAATAGAGCTTGGTTAATTGCTAAAGACGAACCTACATCATTAGACGATTACAAAACAAGTCTTATAACAAATCAAAAGAAAATTAATGAATTGTATTTAGGATATGAATATTAACTCTTTCTACATGTAATTTTTTTACAATTAGCTCTATATAATTCTATATTTTTACACCGTTTTTTATATGAGGGGCATTGGATATGAATCTGTTTATCAATATTATAGAACCATCTCTTAAATAAACATCTTTTAGTTAAAATTTTTTTTAAATCAGTAACCTGTAGTTGCGATTTATATATAAGTTGGAATCTATTATATGGGTATATATCTGCCAGTAATTTTAGAAAAGTTATATGTTTATTGTATCTGGTAGCTGTTTTAAAATCTGTTTTATTTAGTGGATAATTAAAAATAATACTATAAATAAATATGACCCCTGGGTGCTCAGAACATAACTTATCGTTTTGCTTAACATATTTTTTATAGAATTTCTTCACCTTATCTAATTTAGGATTAGGTTTACTCGTAAAACCCTGTTTCTTTAATTTATTGTTAACTTTATTATGTATTTCATATAACCATTCAAACAATGCCTCATTATTATGTAATGAATTTTCTATAGGAAGTTCTTTATAAAACCGCTGTAATGAATTTCTACAATATACACAGGGTAAAACATATGGCAGTGAATTAAAGAAGCGCTTATATTTTTGCTTAGTAGTTTTATTTGGATTTGAAGGATATTTATATGCAATTGAATGTAAAAGATGCCAACCATCGGGACCCCAAAATCTAGTATCCATTACTATTTAACGAGATTATAAATATTCCTGGTTTTTAATATTCTGAAATTGTTAATAATTTGAAATAAAATTATGACATAGAGTATGATATAAAATGGATTGGGTTGAAAAACTACAGAAATATTATTCATATGATTCTTTTATTAAACCCCAGCATAAAATTGTTAAAGATACTGCCAAGAGGTATGATCAATTAGTAATACTTCCAACTGGGAGTGGAAAAAGTATTTGCTATCAACTCCCTGCTATAGTAAGTCAAGGGTTTTCAATCATAATTAGTCCCCTAAAAGCACTTATAAAAGATCAGATAGATAATCTAAAAAAACGGGGCATCCCAGTGTTAAGTTTTTATGGAGATACAACGAAAAAAGAAAAGGAATTATTAGCGAGTGAAATCTACAATCATGAGAATACATATCATATTATTTATACCACACCCGAATCTATAGAAAATAATATGCAATTTCGCGAATATCTTGATGTATTAGAATATAGAAACAAGTTAGATAGATTTGTTATTGACGAGGCACATTGTATTTCGCAGTGGGGAAATAACTTCAGGCCTTCTTATAGAGGTTTGGAAAAAATTAGAGACTATTACCCAACAGTTCCTATAATGGCGTTAACGGCTACGGCCACCCCACCCGTTCAGGATGATATAGTTAAGTTATTAAGATTTAGTAAATATAAAAAATATACTAAATCTTATTTTAGAAAAAACCTAGATATCTCTATAAGAAGAAAAAATACTTGTTTGAAAAATCACAATAGAAATGTTTTAAATTTAATTATAAAAGAAAATTTTCGTAGTAAGTCGGGGATTATTTATTGCCAAACCAGAAAGAAATGTGAAAAGTTATCTAAATATTTAAATGAAAATGGACTTAATACTCTGGCATATCATGCTGGATTTTCTAAAAAAATCCGAACTGAAACTGAAACTTCTTGGAAGCGCAACGATGTGGGTATAATTATCGCGACAATTGCCTTTGGGATGGGTATAGATAAATCCGATGTAAGATTTGTTATACATAATGATACGCCCTTTTCAATTGAGAGTTATTACCAGGAGATTGGGCGAGCAGGGAGAGATAACTTACCTAGCAAATGTATATTATATTATTCGGACACAGATCGGTTAGCCGGTAAAAAATTAATTAAGTATTCTTTTACCCAAACATTGCAATATAAAACAACAAAACAGGAAGTGAAAGATCATAAGAAAAATTTGAAAAGGACGATTAAATTATTAGATATATTTGAGGGATTTTGTATTGATAATACATTATGTCGTCATCAACAAATATCCACTTATTTAGGAGAAAAAAATTTAGAATCGTGTAAACATTCATGTGATAATTGTAGAAAACTACCCATTGTTCTTAAAACCATAAATGTAAGCGATATTTGTTTTGATATAGTCACTATAATACATCTACTTCAAGAGAGTGCGTATAAGACAAATATCGTAAATACCTTTAAGAAACAGAGTAGGCTTATACAGAAATATAACACTCCTAAAAATAATATGAAACGTTTTGAAAAATGTCTTACCTATCTAAGACTTAATAAGTTTATCAAAGAGAGAATAATAAAATTAAAAGGGGGGTACGGCAGTATGTGTGTCTATAAACTGTATGAGAAAGCTAAACAAATATTAGATAATAATATTTCTATAGATATTAAAATTTAGTTAGAGTATGCTAAACCACCCATTCCCGACATTACTCGTAAAACGTTGTAGTTGAGGGCGTAAACTCTTACTTCTGCGTTATGGTCCGATGACGTAGATGAGACACCGTCAGTCCCAAGCATTAAAACGGCACTGTCAAGTCTTGAAAAGTTGCATGTTCCAGAAGGTTGGTGTTCTTCTGGGCGCAACGCGAAGGAATAACTGTTAATTCCAGTGTATGGAATTCTGGTGTGATGGTAATAGGGTTGAACCATATTAAAATAATCACCGGTGCGTTCGCTGAATCGGTCACCACCATTAAGTTGTAATTTAGCGGTTTTGCACATGTTGACAGCGGCGCCTGCTACTGCCGCACCAGCCGTAATATCATGCATTACAACGGATTGCTCACCGCCTGGATTAAGCGGGTTATTTGTTGGGTTCTTTGTGTAATTAAAGTATTCGCATTTATCGATGTTGGCCTGTTTCTGGACTACCCAAACAAGTTCTTTAATAGGATGGTTAAAGTTTAATTTTATTTTATTTGAATCAGTTGTAATAGTTTCAGCACCAGTATATTGAACTTGCTCAATAAGATATTCATGTGTTAATTGGGCAAAACGTCTTCGTTCATCGGTATCTAAATATATGTAATCTACAAATAATTTAGCATCGATAATACCCCCTGTAGTTGGTTTTTTAGGGGTGAAAGTAGCCGCGGTTACCAAGTTGCTGGAATTAATATCCGTGAAACACTCTTTCGCCGCTCTAAAATCAACAGTTACTCTTACCTCGTGATACTGTAAGGCAATAAGTGGTAACGCGAGACCTGGATTGCGGCAAAACCAAAACTGTAATGGAATGTTTAGAGAAAATGCCAAGGGGGTCCCCGCCGCCTTACCGAGACGGTCCATATCAATAGCCTTAACGACGCCAGCACCAGTGGTTGAATCTTGTTCTCCAACTAAACCTAATTTGTGACCAATCATTCTATTATATCCGGCTTCTTTACCCGCTGGTAAAGTTAATTGATTCCATAAGTGCATCCATTCACCATATTGTCTATCAATTCGGGTGCCTCCAATTTCTATATCAACATAGTTTAATATTCTGTGTCCTAAAAACGCCGACCACGCACCGTGTGAACTGACCCCACTGTCAGTTATCTCAATATCAAGTTTGAGTGTCATATTACTTACTAAGTCGCCATTTCTAGAAATAGTGCAGTGAACCTTTTTCCCGAAATCGGGAGTACCATTGAACGTTTGTTCAATACTTTCTATAGCAAAATTCGTGTGTCTTCTATAAACCACTTTAAAGAAAGTTATTTGTGGATTACCTGTTAAATAAACATCTTGTGCCCCGTAGGCTACTAATTGCATTAAACCGCCAGCCATAATTAATTATATATAATAATAGAATATAATTATTTTCATTTTACGCAATATTTTCTGACGAAATTTTATTCATGTTTTTTTCAATAAACTCATTTATAAAACTATCACCATAAAAGTTTTTTTTAATTTTCCTATCGTTATTATTAAATTCAAATTTATTTTTAGATATCATTTTTACAGACCACCCATTTAATAATGTATTATAAATAAACATCATTTTAAATAATTCTGACGAGTAAGGTTCTATATCATTTACTGTAATACTATCCATTATATATATATTATAATCTAATTAACAATTTAAAACGAAATAAAGGCTTTTTCTTAAATATAAATATTATCCAGATGGAAACCTTTAAGAAAATTAAGAAAAAAAAAATCAAATCAAGACCAGTCAAAACTACAATGAATCAAAAACATAAGCTTAAACTAAATGATTTTAATAAAAACCTTAAAATGCTACCCACATTAAAAAAGAATTTAGCAACATTAACTAAAAAATTAAAAACTCTTAAGTTAAAAAAAAATAGTGATCTAAGCGAAGAACAACTTGAAAATAAATTAAATATTACTCTGAAAATAAACGACTTAAAAAAAAATATTGCTTCAGTTGAAAATAATGGAGAATATTACGATTATTTGTTAAATTCTAGCGTCCTCCTATATGAATATAATCAGATCCCGTATTCAGACGGTGAAAATAAAACCATTATAGATTTTTTTTCTTCTAAAAGTAAAACAACCACAACCACCTCCCCTTCCAGAAAAAAAAAAATTATGAATAAATTTATTAAATTAACTAATAATGAATTTATACCTGAATTAAATAATTATGGCGAACAAGGGTTTGACCTATGTAAAACTTGTAATGAAAGACGAATTATTAAATCTAAAAAGGGAGTCTTAATATGTCCTAAATGTGGTTGTACTGAAAAAATATTGGTGGATACAAATGCTCCATCTTATAAAGAACCCCCAAGGGAAGTTACCTACTTTGCATATAAAAAAATTAATCATGCTAATGAATTTCTCTCACAGTTTCAAGCAAAAGAATCCACAGATATACATAACGAAATATACACAAAAATTCTCAATGAATTAAAAAAAGAAAGATATATAAATATAAAAACTATTACAGCAGATAAAGTAAGGGAGATATTAAAAAAATTAGAGTTAACTAAATACTATGAACATAGTCATTATATTACTAATAGATTATCTGGAAGACCTGCCCCTATTTTAAATAATGAGTTGGAAGATAAATTAAGAAATATGTTTAAACAAGTCCAAGGACCTTGGTTAAAATATTGCCCGAATAAAAGAGCAAATTTCTTTTCATACCCCTATATATTTTTTAAATTTTTTCAGTTACTTGAAGAAGATGAGTATTTACCGTATTGTAGACTTTTAAAATCTAGAGAAAAGTTACATGAACACGACGAAGTTTGGAAAAAAATATGCGTTGATCTCAATTGGGAATATATTCCAACTGTTTAATAAATTATTATTAAAGATTTAATAATATTTAATTTTTAATTCCAATTCCTTTAGCCCATTTTGGGGAAACCGACGAGATTCGCACCTAAGCCGAAACCAGCACCCTGTCTCATGGCACCGCCGATACTCGGGGCGTACATGTCTAATAAGGCGAAAACCGCCGCCGCCGTAACAGCGATCATTAAAACTTCTTCCATGTTCATCGTTTTGGAAGGGATGAAGTAGGCCGCCGCACCGACCGCTAAACCTTCAACTAAATATTTTACGGCTCTTTTTAAAACTTCACCGAGATCAATCGCACTTGTGAGTTTGCTAATTTGGCTTTTAACAGTGTCCATAATTTATATAATATATAAAGAAAATAATTTAGTAAGTATATTCTTTTTATTAAAAATACTTAAAGTTAAATTGTTAATATTTATTATTATAATATGACCTCTACCGATTATTTAGAAGTTGACAATCCTATTGGCGGACAGAGTTACACATGTCTTTCATTTGTTTCACCTGAAAAAGTTATTAAAGATAAACATTTACAATATGTTAATAAATTTCTAAAGACAATTGCTAAAAAGTATGATTTAGATTCAGATACTATAGCTGAAAAATACAAGGATTTTCTTTATATTAATGAAGAAAAATTAGAGGAGGAGTTTAATCAGGAAAATGATTTTAAAACGAGTGTTCGTGGAGTCAAAGTTCGTGGCGTATATTCAACTTTACAAGAGGCTCAATTTCGTGCGGGGAAATTACAAAAATTAGACCCCAACTTTAATGTATATGTCGGTCAAGTGGGTTATTGGTTACCATGGGATCCGCGACCAGACAAAATAGCTGGACAAGAATATGCCGAGGGCGAACTTAATGAATTAGTTAAAAAATATCAAGAGAACCAGGAAAACAAGGATTTACATTTCCGAGAAAATATTAATTACGTTAAGGAACAGGAGTCTCTAAAACAAAAAGAAAAAGACTTGAAGGCGACTGATGAAAATATTACTGAAGTAACGACTGATAGCGCAACCGCAGCATCATTAACAGATGTAGATCCATGGTTAAAAAGAAAAACGGCGGAAACTGAGAGTCAAGTAAATTCTTCATAAAATTGTAAAATATTATTAAATAATAGATATATTATTTCATAATAAAATATTAAATATATCATCTGTAACATTTTTTTCTTTAGTTATAAAATTTTTAAACTCTATATTAGTAATAATATCAAGTGGATTTACTGTAAATTTATTTCTGGCAATATTTTCATATGTTTCCCAATTAAATGATTTTGTTGAAATATATATTCCTTTAGTAGTTTTTATTTGCTGTTTTAAAAATTTATAAAAGGAACTATACTCCTTGATTTCTGGAAAATTATATAATAGACTATGTGTTATTATAACAATATCAGTCCAATCATAATTGTTATATTTTTTTTTATTAATTCTAGTAAAAATTAATTGATCCTCGCATTCAATATTCTTATTAAAAATGCTATTCTTACCTTCAATTAAATTATGACAATACACTCCGCGTCCCCAATCTATAATCTTAATAACAAAACCATGTGAGGGTACTTTATACAATATTTCTCCTAATTTATAATAAATAAATTTTTTATTTGTTATTTTAAACATTATATTAGATATATGTAGGTCATTATGTTTTATACCAAATAATGAGAACATAACAAATATAGCACAATATATCTGAAAAATAATAGATTTCCAGAAATTTAAGTCCAATTCGCACAATTCTTTAATAGTATATATATCAAAGTCTAATTTTTCTAAAGCTAATAAGTGGACCGGACAATTTTTTTTTCGTAGGACTGTATTCCCATTGTCTATAAAAATTTTATTATCATTACCAAGATTCGGAGTATTTTCATTAACCAGATAACTATAATATTTTAAATTAACATTATAAGACCCATAGAATAAACAAAAAGATGGTGATATATTTAATTCAAAAATTCTAGAACATACGTAACTCAAAAAAATTTCTATATTACACGAGGAGTTAGTGCTGTATTTAAAATAATTATGCTTATATTCAATGTTAGATAAAGTATGTGGACTAATATCATTATAATAATTAATATTAGCAGGATATATGGGGATTTCTTTCATAAAAATATTTTTATAATAACATCTATTATTATTTTTTAATACTCCCTTGAATACAAACCCTGTGTACCCTATTCTATATTTTTGCTTTAATAATTTAAATAATTTGTGACTATTATTAAAATATTTATTATCCGTATTATAAGATAGTAATTCAAAATTACATG